TGTTGCCTCCTTCCGGTGGGGATGGACTGGGGTAAACTGGCGGCCAGGGGAACCTCCCCAAAATCAATTTTAAGGAGATTAAAATGAAACAGAATACTGCACTTCGGCTGGTTATTTCTCAGGGCCGCGAGGTCAAACCGGCCACCACAGAGATGGCTATTTCAATTCAGGAGTTTCTGGTGGCGTTTAAGCAGGATGATAAAACTCCGGGGACGGTGGAGAAGTACGGCTGGCATTTGGAGCGGCTGGCGGAATGGCTGGCGGAGCGGCATGTAACCCGGCCGGGCCAGATGACGCGCTTGCTTTTGCGGGAGTGGGGCGCGGGTCTTTTTGACCGGTGGGGGGCCTCGACGGTGAAGCAGGCTACCTGCGCGGCGCGAGCGTTTTTGAAGTATTTGCGGGAGGAGAAGCTGCTGGATGAGCCGCTGGCGGATTGCCTGAAGTTGCCAAAGGTGGAAAGCGGGGAGCAACGGGTGTTGGATATTCAGGAGGTGCAGACGGTGTTGGCCTCGTTTGCTCCTGACCGGGCGCTGGATGTGCGCGATTTGGCAATTATTTCGCTGTTGGTGGATAGCGGCCTGCGGGCTGCGGAATTATGCCGGTTGAAGGAGAGCGATTTGCGGTTTGGGGTGCAGCTTTATGATCCGGAGACGAACCAGATTGTGACCGTGAATGTGTTGAGCGTGGTGCGAAAGGGGAAGAAGCGGAAGCAGCCGGCCTATTTTGGGGAGGAGACGGCGGAGCGGATCAAGGCGTGGCTGAAGGTGAGGCCGCAGTTGGCCCGGCCGGAGGCGGAGGAATTGTTTGTGAGCCAAGGGGGGCTGAAGCCGGGGACGCATTTGACGCGGGATGGGCTGCGGGCGATTATCCGCACGGTGGCGCAGCGGGCGGGGGTGAAGCATTTTTCACCCCATGCGCTGCGGCGCTCGTTTGCCTGCCTGCTGGTTTTTGCGGGGGCTAACAGCCGGACGATTCAACTGTACGGCAATTGGTCCAATTTGAAGGAGGTGGAGACGTATACCCAGAGCTTGCAAGCCGGGGGGCAGTATCCGCGCTACAGCCCGATGAGGCTGGTGGAACGGCTGCGCCAGGCGGCTGAACAGGGCGAATAAAGTTATCAACCAGACTCAGGAACGGGTTGTTTCTGAGTCTGGGCCTGTTAGCAGTGGGTTCCAGGTTCGAGCCCTGGGCGGCTCATTAACCAAGGTGCAGTATTCGGTTGGTAAGGTTCAGGTGGGCGCTTGGCCCGAAACCCGGCGCACGCCGGGTTTTTTGTTTAAGGCACCTCTTGAGAGAGGCGGTGAAAGCGAGAGAAAATGGAATTGACTCCTATTCAACAAACAGCCCTTGAGGATTTGATCAGAGAAGCAGAGAGTGAGCTGGTCCGGCTCAAGGACGCTTTGGCAGAACGGGAACGGGAACAGGCCAGGCTGGAAGTGCAAGAGATGTTGGGTGAACTGAACGATGGTCAGCTAGAGGTTTTGGACACGTATCCCGATAAAATCGCCGGCCTGCAAGAAGAAATTGATCTCGCCTCTAAGCGGCTGGCTGATCTGCGGGCGGCTCGTCCAATATCTGGCTGAGCCGGCTCAGAACGGCCTTTTCCAGTTGGAATATTTGCAGGTTGGCAATTTCCTGTTTGGTCCATTCTTCTTTGGTTACATGAATGTGGAGTTGGACGGGGCCAAAAATGGGGTCCCAGAGAATGGCCCGGTTAACTTCTTCGCGGATGATTTTGCGCAGTTCTTGCTTGTCCATAAAACAGTAATCCCTTCTGGCCTAAAGGCCGGTGGTGACCCGCAGGGCTATACCGCAAGGGTACGCTTTAGCGTCAGTTTGTAAGCCTCTCAGGAGAGGCGCCATGGGTTTTTTTTCGTCGTTATTCGGTAAAAAATCACCAGATGTCATAAATTTGCCTGGGCCGGGCACGTTTTCTGTGCCCATCGTCGGCGAGTCACATTATCAGCAAGCCCTGGAGTCTATTTGTGGCCGGCGAAAAGTAGATGGGGAAGAGAAGCTGGTTAAGGCCATGCTCATTCTCGATAATGCCAATCCCGTTGATAAGCTGGCCGTTCGGGTTGAGATCAATGGGCTGACCGTGGGCCACCTGAGCAAGAAGGATGCCCGCCAGTACCGCGCCCAGTTGAAGCAGGCGCGCCGGCCCAATGCGATTATCGCTTGTCAGGCTGAGATTAGAGGGGGCTGGGAGCGACCTAAAGGTAAGGGTCAAGTGGATCGCGGTCACTATGGCGTTTGGTTGGATTTGCCGACAGATGAAGATGATTGAGTAATCCCTCCTGCCCGTAAGGGCGGGTGTGATAGCCCCCTCTCCGTTGACTTTGGCGAGCGGCGGGAGAGGCAGGGCGGTGAAGGTGGCCTGGTGACTTACTTAGCAAGGGGACCTGGCCGAAACAAAAAAGCACTTTCGTTCCATTAGGGAGCGAGGGTGCTTTTTGTTTTACGATGGAGACAGTGTGACTTTCAAGCCAGTAGCATAGGATGCCAGGGCTTCTACCATCTCGGCATCTCCGATTCTGTGGTAGTACTGAGCCATTTTTTGGAGATTGGGGACGCTCATATCGCGTTCTCCTTTCTCGGTGATGTACTTGTAGAGCACAGAAGTTTTTAGACCCATTTCATGGGCATAATCCTCGAAAGATTTATCCCCACGTCTGGCGTTGACCATCTCCATCAAGATTGCCATGTCCAAGTCGCCTCCTTTCTGTAAGGTTACGGTGATTTCATTTGCTTCAAGCATAAGCCTATATTACACCAGATTTTTACAATTGTCAAGTGTCAATATAATTTATCTTAATACTTGACAATTGTAAATAAATGTGATAGGATAAAGCCATCGAATTAACTACCCTATTCAAACAGGAGCAACCTTATGCAAATCTTCAATTTCTTTATCCACTTAGCGACCGAATGGTATTGCAGCAAGTGCGGCGCCCATCTGGGAACCACCCAGGGGGGCGAGGGCCGGGCCGAGGTGGTGTGCGCGGCGTGCAGCAAGAAGTAGTCAGTAGCAGGTAGCAGGTAGCAGGTAGCAGGGTAGCAGGTAGCAGGTAGCAAGTAGCAGGAGATAAATGATGATGTGGACTTTGGTGATTGATGGGGAGGCGTTGAATTTGCGGCTTTCTTATGCGGAGGCGCTGGTGTGGCTGCGGGTGCTGCGGGCCAGTTTTCCGGGGGCGGTGATTGGGCTGGCGGTGGGAGGGAATTAGGATGACCACGAACTACTATGATCCCAACACTTTGATCTTCATCCAGAGCCGGGCGGAGAGTGACCCGGCTTTGGTGGAGGAATACGCCCGGATGATGGCTGAGGGGGTGGGCTTTGACCCGGCCAGCGCGGTGACGGATGGAACGCAGATTTTTGTGTGGGACGGCTATCACCGGGGGGCGGCGGCCAAACAGTCGGGCAAGCTGCTGTTTGTGAGCGTGAGGCCCGGCAGCCGGGAAGAGGCGGAGTGGTTAGCCCTGAGCGCCAACCAAAAGCACGGCTTGCGGCGGAGCAATGCCGACAAGCGGCGGGTGGTGGAATTGGCGTTGCAGCACCCGACCGGGGCGCAGATGAGTGACCGGCAGATTGGGGCGCATTGCGGGGTGAGTAATACCTTTGTGGGTAAAGTTCGGTCAGAATTAAGTGTGACTGTCAACGGTTTACAGTCAGAGACCCGGATCGGGGCGGATGGGCGCGTCATCAACACCGCCAATATCGGCGGGGTCCGCTATGTGGAGATGTGGCAGCTCGAGCGGGGTTTGCGGGCCTGGCTGGACAAAACCTACATTCACGGGCTGCAAACGCAGATTGACATGCTGGAAACGATCAAGCAAGGTAGCCCGAATGGGCTGGAAACCCTGGGGACGCTGCTGACACAAGAGATTCTGCCGGGACCGCGGCGGAAGGTGGATGTGATCCAGGCGTGTCATAATGTGCTGGAGCAACTACGGCAACAGGCTATGATGGTTAATGAGGAGGAGAAAATCAGCTTGATCCTGGCTGAGGCCCAGGCCAATGGGGTTAATATAGAGGGTTTGTTCTTTTGCCCCAATTGTACCAATTGGGATGTGGCTGTTTTTAAGAAGCCCTTCCAAATTTTTTGTTCGTATTGCAGCCGCAGATATAAAACCTCCGCTGAGGTTGAGGCGCTTTTGGATTACCAGGCCGAGGCGATGGCCAGGCTGAAGCAAATGGCGGCGGAGCTGGCGGAACGGCGGGCGCTGGCGTCTCTCCCCTCCACCGGGGAGGAGGTGAAAGCTCTTGGTCAAGAGCTGCCGACCGACGCCTTCAAAATCCCCACCATTGGCGACTCATTCACCCCTCTCACCGATTGGAAGTGCCACAACTGCGGCCGGCGTATTCCGGCGGGGACGGCGGCCACGGTGGTGAAGGTCAATAGCCAGGATTGGCAGATTTGTCCGGCCTGTTTGCCGGATTTTAAGAAGCGGGCGGGGGTGAGGGGGGCAGGGGGGCAAGGTGACAAGGCGACAAGGTGGCAAGGTGACAAGGTGAATCTAAGTCACTCTGTCACCGTGTCACCCCCTCACCTTGTCACTTTCATCTGTCCACGTTGCGGGGGGCGGACGGGGCGGGTCAATGGGGGGGCGCTGTGTTTGAGTGAGGCGTGCGGGGCCAGTTGGCCAACGCGGGCGGAGTATGAGTCGGAACTCGACGCTTATCTGGATGACCTGGATGCGCCGCCGCTGGAGGTTGAGCCGGAACGGGCCGAGGCGCTGCGGCGGATCAATATGCTCCTGGCCCGGCTGCCAACGGGGCGGTTGGGGGAGGTGGCCGTGAAGCTGCAAGCTTTGTTAAAGGATTTTGAGGGGGACTCTTAACCGGGCGCGGGAAATGTGATATTCTTTTTCCAAGTGCGAACCCTGCCCTGGAGAACCCCCCTTTTATTTTTAAGTGAAGCCCCATCAGGCGAGACCGATGGGGCTTCACGCTTTTTGAGAGTAGGCCAGAGCGGGTATTGTCAACACAGAATAAATGTGCTATCATTATAGGCAATTGAATGGGGTGACAGCCTGGCCTGGGCGCCGGTCGTCACCCCCATCAAATCGGCTCCGGCAGGCTGTCACCTCCTCACACCTGCGGAGCCGATTTTGATTTTAAATGTCCTTTGCCAAATCTATGCCGAAGGCGGATACAAACGCAGTCGAGTTTTGATTCTCACCGGTGGATAGTCTGCCGGTTTTTTATTTGGTTTTGTTTGGACTGCTGCTGCTACTGAGCCACGTGGCCGGAGCGGTGATGGCAAATTGGTCTTTCCGGGATGCGGCCCGGTTTCAGGGGTCGCTGCTGGCAGATTGGGACCGGCTGAAGCAGGAAAATAAGCTGCTTCACGAGGAAGTTTTTCAGTTGCGGGGCGAGATTTTGGAACTGAAACAGCGGCTCAATGCGGCGGAGGATCACATTGCGCAGTATAGCAGCCAATTAACAACCGAGCGTGAAGCGAGTTTTACTGGTTGAGGATCAACTGCCGTTTATGGTGCAGGGCATCATCGAGGCCCTGGGCGAGTTCGCGGTGGAGTACGTGAAGACGGGCGACGCGGCGGTGGGCCGCTTCCTGAAGGGGACTTATGACCTGGTGCTGCTGGATCTCAGGCTGCCGGGCCTGCCGGGCCTCGCGGTGCTGGACGGTCTGCGGCGGATTGACCCGGAGCTGCCGGTGGTGGTGGTGAGCGCCTTTGGCGACCGGCAGACGCGGGAGCAGGCCCTCAAGCTGGGGGCCTCGGATTATTTTGTGAAGCCGCCCAATTATCGCCGGCTGCACCGGCGCATGCTGGAATTGTGCGCCCGGCGGGAACTGGAACAAGCCAAGGGACGGATGCAAACAGTGCAACTGGAGGGGCGGCAGGCAGAGCAAATGGCGCTGATGCGGCGGCTACAGAAGCTGCGCGAGCAGGCGGCCAAAATGGGGATTAGCACACCGCCAGAGGTGTTAGTGGAGATTGAGGATATAGAGCAGGAGATGGGGGGGTGGGGTTAATGAGCGATCAGGAACGGATGGATTTGGTGGCTGTGCGTTTGATGGAGTTGTACGATGCCTTTTATCGGATTATCGAGAGTTTGAAGCTCTTGAAATTTCCAGAGGATACGTACCGTTTTCAGGAATTGATTTTAGAATTGGAGTTTGACCTGAGCCGGTTGAACGACCGGATCACCTTGGCCAAAAATTGGCGCTTGCTGGCAGGACAGCATGACGAATCCGCGCAGCCCTGAGCAAATGCCCTTTGTGAGGCAGGGTACACTTTATCAACCCGATGGGTCGGTGATTTGCGCGGTGGGTCCGCACACGGGGTTTGGGGATTGGCTGAGGTTGAATAAAGGTTTTCGGTATGAGAGCCTGGCCGGGGTGGAGATTAGTGTGCTGAAGGAGCGGCGGCAGGGGCGCTCCGGGGAGTATTTTGATTATTTTTACGCGCACCGGCGGGTGTTTGGGCAGTTGATGCGGGTGTATTTGGGCAAGGCGGAGAAGGTCACAGTTTCAGCCTTAGAGTACGCGGCGGGCCGGTTGGGTCAAATCGAGTTGGGCTTGGGGGTGAAAAAAGAGCGCCCAGTTGTGAGACGGCCAGAGGGTGTTGAGGAAAAAGGCCAGGGGCAGGTAAACGAAAACGCGCCGGCCCAAAGGGTGGCGCGTGGGGAATCACGTCAGTTGGAGTTGTTCTAAATTCGCCGTTGAATAGATTCGGGTAGACATAGTGAGTACCTTTGCGCTCGACTCTATCACTAAACCTGGGAAGAGTCAAGGGGCAAATTTCGCCAGGGATGTCTCACAATGAGGCGACGGAGGTCGGCGAGTGGAGCCAGAAATGATAGACCTTTTCAAGCAATTCTATGGCTGGCTGTATTACCAGTATCTACGGTTGCACTGGCGGCGGCTGTGGCGGATGTCGGTGGAGGAATACGTGAGGCAGTCAAGCGCGGTCGCTATGATGGCTCCCAGGAGCGCAAGGCGGGTGAGTGATGCCAGTCAGACCAGCGTCGCCGTGCTCGAAGCCTGGCTGCCCGCATCGGAAGCCGTGCCCCATCCACAAGGGGCAGCGGTCGCCCGATACACGGCCCAGCGCGGCGGCTCGCGGCTATGACCAGAAGTGGCGGCGGATTCGGGCGGCGTTTTTGAAGCGACATCCTGAATGTGTGGTCTGCGGGCAGACGGCAACGGAGGTGGATCATATCCTGCCGCTTGAGGCTGGTGGCTCGAATGAGTGGAATAATCTACAGGCGTTGTGTAAAGGATGTCATAGTCGAAAGACGAATCGGTTTGACGGTGGGTTTGGGAATAGCAGGGTAGGGGGAGTCAAAAGTCTACAGGATTAGCGGAGACCGGGTACGGCAACTTTATTCACACCGCCGCGAATTTCCATAAAAAAGCTGGTGGGTAGGATGGTACAATTATGTCAACTAGAGGGCCGAAACCGAAGCCGACTGAGCTAAAAAAAATACAGGGGAATCCTGGGCATAGATCGCTCAACCAGGCGCAACCGAAGCCTGAATTGGCGACCAAAAAGCCGCGGGGCATGCAGCCGATAGCTCAAAAGCTGTGGGATGAGTACGCGCCGGAGTTAGAACGGCTGCAAGTGCTGACCGGCGTCGATTCGGCGGCGTTTAGATTGATGGCGGAGCATTTTGGCTTTGCAGTGCAGGCGGCAAAGCTGCTTCAGGAAAAGGGATTGACGGTGGAGACCAGCGAGGGCGTGAAGAAGAATCCTGTCGCCCAGGTTTTCAAAGATAATTCGCTGGTGTTTAAGGCGTATGCCAGCGAGTTTGGGTTGACGCCCAGCAGCCGCACGCGTCTGAAAATGCCGGCAGAAGCGGAGCAACTTAGCCTGGCGGAACAGTTGTTTGCGGCGGTGGCGCAGAGTGTAGAAGTGGTGGATTCTCCACATGATTGAGGCCGGCCCTTCAGTTGCTAAGGCCGGGCCGAGACGCCTGAGCGCGGCGGAGCAGTATGTTGACGACGTGCTCTCCGGCCGGCAGGTGGCCTGCCGCTGGGTGCGCCTGGCCTGCGAGCGCCACCGGCGAGACCTGGAACATGGCCATGAGCGCGGGCTGTGGTTTGACGAGATGGCGGCGAAGGTGGCCATCTCGTTCTTCAGCGTGCTGAGGCATTGGAAGGGTGAATGGGCCGGGAAGCCGGTCAGCCTGGAACCGGCGCAGCAGTTTTGGATTTGGTCTCTCTTCGGCTGGAAGCGGGCGGATGGATCAAGACGATTTCGCACGGCCTATTTGGAGGTAGCACGGAAAAACGGCAAGACCACTTTGGCGGCGGGGGTGGGGCTGTACCTGGCCTTTGTGGACGGCGAGCCGGGGGCGGAAGTATATAGCGCGGCCACGATGCGGGATCAGGCCCGGATTAGCCACCGGGATGCGACCCGAATGGTGAAATCATCGCCGCAGTTGCGGCAGCTGATTGGCGTCTTCAGGGATAACCTGCACGAAGTCAAGAGCGGGTCAAAATTTGAGCCGCTTTCGGCGGATTACAACTCCCTCGATGGGTTGAATGTTCACGGTGTGATTGCCGACGAGCTGCACGCCTGGCCCCAGCCAGAGCTGTGGGGGGTGCTGAAGACAGGCACGGGATCACGCCGGCAGCCGCTGATGTTGGCCATTACTACGGCGGGCGTGGATCAGCAGGGGGTGTGTTACCGCCAACGGGAGTATATTACCCGCATCCTCAAGGGCATCCTCGACGATGATGGTTATTGGGGGATGATTTACACGATTGACACCAAGCAGGACTGGTCTGATCTGGACCAGGATGACGATTGGCAGGATAAGGCGAACTGGGTGAAGGCTAACCCCAACCTGGGGGTCAGTAAGAAATGGTACACGATGCGGGCGGATGCCCGCGAGGCAGCCCACAAACCGGCTGAGTTGAATCAGTTTTTGCGCTGGCATTTGAATGTGTGGACGCAGGCATTGACGCGCTGGGTTAATCCCATTCACTGGGCAGCCTGCGGCCAGCGGCCGGTTGATCCGGAGGAGCTGGCGGGCCGGGCCTGTTACGGCGGGTTGGACCTGTCGCAAATTTATGACATTACGGCGCTGGTGTTGGTTTTTCCGCCTGAAGACGCTGATGAGCCGTATCAGGCGCTCTGCCGCTTTTGGCTGCCGGCAGACAACATGCTGGAGCGGGTGCGTAAAGACCAGGTTCCCTACGAGGTATGGGTACGGCAGGGGTTTCTCAAGCTGACGCCGGGCAACGTGGTGGATTATGATTTTATCCTGGCGGAGATTGGGGAATTGGCGGAGCAGTTTGATCTGCGCGAGATTGGCTATGACCGCTACGGGGCGACCCTGGTGAGCCAGCAGCTTCAGGAGATGGGTGGTGAGGAATGGGTGGTGCCGATTGGTCAAGGATTTCTGAGCATGTCGCCGCCGCTGAAGGAGCTGGGCAAATTGATTGCCAGTGAAAAATTAGCCCACGGCGGCAACCCGGTGCTGACCTGGATGGCCGATAACCTGGTGGCAGTGGAGGATGCGGCGGGCAATATCAAGCCGGATAAGGCGAGATCGCGGGAAAAAATTGACGGGATGGTGGCCCTGGTGATGGCCCTGGATCGGGCGACGCGGCACGCAGAGCAGGGATCGCCGGGGATTTTGATTTTATGAACGATTTGATTGTAATGGTGGGGCTGGTTTGTCTGTTGGCAGGCGGATGGATGGTATCGCCAGCGGTGGCGTTAATGGTATTGGGGCTAATTTTGATAGTGACCGGATTAACCCGGATAAAGGGAGAGCAAAATGGCCCTCATTGAAAAACTATTGAATTGGCAACCCGGTATGGCGGCGCGGGCGGATAGCTGGATGCAAATGGCAGCCTGGCCGGGGTTTTTAGAGGGGAGCGTGGCCGGGGTGTCGGTGACGCCGGAGACGGCGCTGAAGATTAGCACGGTATATGCCTGTGTGGGGCTGCTCTCCGAGACGATTGCCAGCCTGCCGCTGGTCATTTTTCGTTACCTGGAGAATGAGAATGGTCGGGAGCGGGCGCGGAATCATCCGCTTTACCCGATTCTGCACGATCAGCCCAATCAAACCCAGACCGCTTTTGAATTTGTGCAAATGATGCAAACCCACGCGCTGATGAGCCGGAATGGCTGCGGCGGCTGCGCCAAAATTATCGCCGGGCCGCGTGGATTTGTAGACCAATTGGAACCGCTGCACCCGGATAATGTCCGCAAAGAGAAATTAAAAAACGGAAAAATCAGATACCAGGTGACAGAGGATAACGGCCAGACCCGGCCGTATCTGGACGAGGATATTTTTGAGGTGCGCGGGCTGAGTTTGGATGGTTGGAATTCCCTTAGTGTGGTCAGCTATGCCCGTGATTCGTTTGGTTTGAGCCTGGCGGCGGAGCGTTATGGCAGCCGCTTCTTCCGCAACGATAGCCGGCCTGGTGGGGTGTTGACGACCGAGGGGACGCTAAAAAAGGATGTAGCCCAGCGAATCAAGCAAAATTGGGAGGAACTGCATGCCGGCGCCAATCAGCATCGGGTGGCCGTGCTGGAGCAGGGCCTAAAATGGCAGCAGGTGGGGATCAGCCCGGAAGAGGCGCAATTTTTGGAGACGCGGGAATTCCAGGCCGAGGATGTGTGTAGATGGTTCCGCGTGCCGCCGCACATGGTTGGCTTGACCTCCAAAGCGACTTCGTGGGGTAGCGGTATTGAGGAAATGAACATCGGATTTTTGACCTACACCCTGCGGCCCTGGCTAACCCGGTGGCTGCAAGCCATTAAGCGAGATTTGATTTTGGCCCCGCAATCGTATTTTGCCGACTTTATTGTGGAGCATTTGCTTAAAGGCAATATTGAGGCGCGGTATAATGCCTACTCGATTGCCCGGCAGTGGGGTTGGATGTCGGTCAATGAGATCAGGCGATTGGAGAATTTGAACCCGATACCGGGCGGCGATGTGTATCTGACGCCGCTCAATATGGGGCCGGTGGCCGAGTGGCAAGGTGACAAGGTGACAGGGGGACAAGGTGAAGGGGTGACAGGAAATCATTACCGGCTGCTAGTGGAAGAAAGCGCGGCCCGGTTGGTGCGTAAGGAGATGGCAGCCATAGGGCGGCTGCCGACTGATGGCCAATGGATGGATAACGTGCGGCAATTTTACGACAATCACGCGGCGTTGGTTAGCCAGGCCATGCGCATTTCGCCGGAAAAGGCGCAACTTTTTTGCGCCCTGGGCCGGGATGAATGGCTACTCAATGGCCCATTCAGCGGCCCGGATTTTGAGACGCGGCGGGTCGCCGAATTAGTAAATCTGGTAATGGAGACGTGAAATGTACGAACATATAGTTCAAGCGGTGCAGGCGTTACCCTGGGCAATTTTGCCAGAAAAGTTAGCGGTAATCCGGGAGATTTTGATTTTGCGGACGCAGGGACGAGAGCTTTCGGCGGAGGAAATCAAAGAGCGAATTGAGGCAGCGCGGCCCGGTGAAAGAACCATGATCTCCGGGGGGACGCAGATCGCGGTGATCCCGGTGGTGGGGACGCTGCTTCCACGCGGGAATATGCTCCTGGAGGCGAGCGGGGCGGCCAGCGTGCAGCGGTTGACCGGCCAATTTCGGGCGGCGCTGGCTGACCCGGAGGTGGGCAGCATTGTGCTGGATATTGACTCGCCGGGCGGCCAGGTGGGGGGGATTGAGGAACTGGCTACTGAGATTTACCAGGCCAGAGGCCCTGCGGGAAAGCCCATCACGGCGGTGGCCAACACGCTGGCGGCCAGCGCCGCTTATTGGCTGGCCAGCGCGGCCGGGGAGTTGGTGGTGACGCCTTCAGGCGAAGTGGGCAGCATTGGGGTGTTTGCGGTACACCAGGATGTGAGCGTCGCTTTGGATAAGCTGGGGGTCAAAATGACCCTGATCAGCGCCGGCAAATACAAAACCGAAGGCAACCCCTTTGAGCCGTTGGGCGAGGAGGCGCAGGGGGCTGTTCAGGCGCGGATAAATGATTATTACGATATGTTCACGGCGGCGGTGGCGCGGGGGCGCGGGGTCAGTCAAGCGGATGTCATTAATGGGTTTGGCGAGGGGCGCGTCGTCGGCGCAGAGCAGGCGGTGCGCCTGGGAATGGCTGACCGGGTGGCGACGATTGACCAGGTGTTAAGTGAGCTGGCCGGTAAGCGGCAGAACGGCCAGCGGGCGCGGGCAGAGATGGAGGATCGGGCGCGCCGGCTGCGGGCCTTTAGCCGTGGAAACGGTAAAGTAGCGTAAATGGCCGGGTCCGTTGATCCGGTTTGAATAGCTCCGTTGAGCGAATAAATTGCACCCTAGCGGTGTAGTCAATAGTCAATTATCAATTTGAGGAGCACATATCATGACTAAGCGGTATCAATACCTGGTGCAGCAGCGGGCTGACCTGGTGAATGAAGCCAAGAAACTTTTTGCCGGAGTGGGGGAGCGGGTGCTGACCCCGGAGGAGAAAGAGCGGGATGATCAGATTGTCGCCCAGATTCAGCAGCTTGATGCGGAGATCGAGCGGGAGGAACGGGTGCGAGCGCAGGAACGACACGCGCCGGCGGTGCTGAAGGGGCCGCGCGGGGATAATGAGATTGCAGCGATGGCCCATTTTGTGCGGACGGGTGACTCTGGCGGGGTGTCTCACCTGCTGGAGAAAGACGAGCAGGGGGTGAACCGGGTGACGTTGCACGTCCCTACGGCGTATGAATGGCGCAACACGCCCCAGGCGGCGGTGGTGGACAGCACGATGAATATCACCACGGCGGCGGATGGGGCTAACCTGGTGCCGACCGGATTCGTTAACCGGGTGGCGATGCGTAAGAATGAGCAGATGTTGGCAGAGAAACTGGGCTGCCAGCGGATTCCGGGCAAGGGCACCACGGTCAACCATCCGGTGGAGGCGGCTGACCCGGAGGAGTTTGCGACTACGGCCGAACAGGCGGACAACCATAGTGTGTCCTATGAACGGGATGCCGGCAATACCGGCCTGAAGGCGTTCACCCTGGTCAAAAAGACCCGCAAGATCGAATTGACCGAGGAGCTGCTGGAGGACAATGATGTAGACCTGATGGGCTACATCGGCGACCGCATGGGGCGGCAGATTGCGGGCACGCATAACGCCATGCTCATCACCGAGGCCGGGGCTAATGGGACGAAGTTTAAAACCTTCGCGGCGGCGGCGGCCATCGCCGCCGGGGAGCCGGAGGACATCATTTTTAACGATACTTTGGCGTACTACCTGGAGGATGACGGCGGCTCGATTGGCTGGGTGATGCGGCCCTCTACCTTTGGGGATGTGGCCAGCCTGACCGGCAATCCGCGGCTGTATGCCCAGACGCCGGGGGGGTCTTTCCAGAAGGAGCTGCTGGGCTATCCGGTTAACTACAGCAACAAAGTGGCCGCTACGGCCGCCAGCGCCAAGGATATGTACTTTGGTAACTGGTACTTTATGGGCTACCGGGAAGCGCCGGAACTCAGGTTCATTATGGATCCCTACAGCGTGGATGGGATGGTGATTTTGAAGTATTCCTTCCGGGCGGTTTACGGCGTGCTTCAGGCCGGCGCGGTGGGATACGGACAGCATCCGAGCGCGTAGGACCTCACCCCCTGACCCCCTCTCCCCTCTTGGGAGAGGGGGGAGAAAGTAGGCAGTATGCTGGTGCAGGGGTTTACGCCATGTTATCGGTTGGAGCCAGAGACGGTGGAGGCGATTCATAGCCTGCGCTGCCCGGCGGGGGTGGAATCGTTGGGCTGGATGTTCCAATGGGATAATCCATTTGACGATGGGCGGCTGAACATTCTGCACCAGTATCAGACAGGACGTGAGCGTTTTTTGGCGGGGGAGGGTGAGGCGCTGCTGGTTGTAGAGAGCGACATCATTCCTCCGCCAGAGATGCTGGAGAAGCTGGCGGCGCTGAAGGCTGATTGCGCTTATGGGGTGTATCGCTTCCGGGCCTCTAGCGTGGTCAATGTGTTTGAGCGATACGCCGGGCAGCCCCGGAATGAGGGCGAAAGTTTGAGCCTATATCCACATAAATTACGCCAGGCGGTGCGGGCCGGGCAGGTGGCGTGCAGCGGCGGCGGCCTGGGCTGCGTGCTAATACGGAGAAATGTTTTGGAGAGCATCAATTTTAGGCTGGAAGGGGACACCGGCCATTGTGATGGCTGCTTTAATCGGGATGTCATGCGGGCCGGGTTTAGCCAGATGGCCGATATGAGCGTGGTGTGCGGGCACAAAACGGAGTACGGAGAGATTTTATGGCCACGGCTTTTTTAGAGGTGATTACCCGCTGCTATAAGCGGCCAAAAATGTTAAAGCGGAATCAGGCCAGTTTGCGAGCGCAAACGGACCCGGATTGGATTCAAACCTTGATTGTGGATGGGATTGGTATGGGCGTGGCCTGGGCCAACGAGAACCTGGCACTAAAGGCACAATATCTGGTGGGAGAATACATCTGGCTATTGGATGATGATGATGAGTGCATCTTGCCCTCGCTAGTGGCTGACCTGAAAAAAATTGCTCACCAGCATCATCCAGAAGTGATTATGCTAAAGATGGATCACGGCGAGCGGGGAATTTTGCCGGATAATGAGTGCTGGAAAAATGAGGAACTTGCGCCGGGGCACGTGGGGTGTAGCGCTTATGTGGTCAAACGCACGGTGTGGCAAGCCTACGCCTGGGCCTGGGTGCCAGGCGCGTATGATAGCGATTTTAATTTTTTTGCCTCCATTTGGGCGGATCAGCCTACGGTGTATTGGCATGATGTGATTGCCAGCCGGGTGCAGCGGATTTCTTTGGGGAGGCCGGAATAGGAAGTAGGAAGTAGGAAGTAGGGAGTAGGGAGTATGAAGGTCAAAGCACTTATTTCTTTTGTGGGATACGGGCCGGATAGAATCAAATACCGGTTAGTGGAGGGTGAGGAATTTGAGCTGCCGGCAGGGGTGGATTGGTTGGAGAAGGGGTTGGTGGTGGAAGTTAAGGCTAAGGCTAAGGCTAAGAAATCTCAAGAGAGGCTGCTATAAATGGCGGCGAGGGGCTATTGTACGGCAGATGAGGTAGCCGCGTTCCTGGGATTGACCTTTACGGCGGGGCAGGAGGCGCAGGCTGAGGCGCTGATCGAGCGGGCTGAGGCAGAGATTGACGGGGCGACTGAGCGGGGCTGGCTGGTGGGTGAGCAGTCTGATGAGGTCCATTATCCGCTTGGCCGGCTGATTTTTTTGCGCTATGCGCCGGTGGAGAGCGTGGAGGAGATTACCGGAAGAATTAGCCTGGGCGGTGCAGAGACGGCGCTGACCGAAGAGGTTGATTATGAGGTGCGCGACTTGGAGAGCGGCTTGATCCGGCTAGTGACATTGGGTTATGAGCGGCTGCTGGTGAGCTACACGCCGGTGGACAGTGTGCCAGGCGACATCAAACAGGCGACAATTGAACTGGTGGCTAACCGGATGCAGCCGAGTTTGCAGCCAAATTCTTATGGCCTGGATAGTTACAGCCTGCCGGATTTGACGGTGAATTTTGCCCGCAGCCACGTGCAGGCGGCGCTGCCGCCGGCGGTGCAGCAGGTGGTGGAGCGGTACCGCTACAGGGTGCAGGCGTGAAGAAAGGAGTAAGGAGTAAGGAGTAAGGAATAGGGATTTACTCCCTACTTCGTACTTCCTACTCCCTGGCTGATGATTGGGTTGAATGTGTTGGCGAATGTTTATACGCCTGGCGCCAATGGGGATTTTACCGTTTTGGCCAAAGCCAACTTACTGTGCCGGCTGGCCTACATCCAACAGGGCGGGTCGGATATTGGCGGCCAGCGAGAAGATATTGGCAGCCGGCGGAGGCTGTTGTGGGCGGAAGTTTACACCATGCCGGAGACGGCCCAGGTGGAGGTGAGCGGCGAGCGGTGGAATGTGCTGGCCGGGACGGTTGGGGCGATGACCGGCCCAGATGGCAGCGTGGTCTACCGGCGCTGTGAGGTGGTGAGGGCATTGTGAGGTGTCAGGTGTCAAGTGTCAAGTGATTATGCTTGACACGTGATACGTGACACTTCGGAGGCACGCTTTGCGCGCCTTCGGCGGGAGCAGGGGAGCGATGAGTGAGCCAGGTTTGAAGGTAAGCCTCCAGGGGATGGAGGATGCGCAGAAACAGATGGCGCGGATCGAGCGGGGGCTGAAGGCATTGCAAAACTATACCGGGGTGGTGTTTAGCCGGCTGCCCTATGCCTATGGGATTGAGTTTGGCCGCCATCGGGTGAGTGGCAAGCTGGCCCGGCAAGCGGGCGGGTCGTTTTATATCCGGCGGGCGATTGATACGGTACTCTCCGGCGCGGATCACGATTTGAGCGAGGGACTCTCTAAAGTGACGGCGCCGGGGGTGTGGGTGGTCAGGCGATTGGCGCTGTGGGCGCGCCGGCTGGCCCGGCAGAACGCACCGCGCGGATCAAAGAAGGCGAGGAGTTATCGCCTGTATCGGTCAATTCAGTATCAGGTGCGGAAGAAGTGAGTCAATTGTCAATTGTCAATTGTTTAGGAGGCGGCAGTGGCTTTTAACAGTGTGGCAGTAGCAAATGCTTTGGTGGTGGTCCTATCCGGGCTGGCCGGAATGGGCGCGGTGCAGATTGGGGCACCGGAGAGCGTGGGGCCGCGGGTGAGCGCCTATGTGGCCATGGGCAGCCAGACCAGCAGCCGCAAGGTGACGGGGATAATGCAGCGGGAGAGCCGCTTTTTTTGTATGCTGGCCTACCGGGTGGATGGGGCGGAGGCGACGGCGGAGACCACCCTGATGAGCCTGGTGGACGGGTTTTTGAACGCGCTGCACGTGGATTTGACCCTGGGCGGGACGGTGGCCAGCCTGGAGGCCAACAGCCAGGCGGCGGATGAGCCGGATTACCAACTGCGGGCGGGGAAGGAGTACCGGGAGTATCCGGTGATGGTGACGGTGGTGCAGCGGGATAGTTACACGGTAAATCCGTGAGTAGATAGTAGTCAGTAGTCAGTAGTCAGAAAAAAGGAGGTTGTATGGCAGGCGAATTGTGGAGAAGTACCTTCCAGATCGGGAAGGAGACGACGCCGGGGACGACGGTGGCGGCGACGCGGCGGATGTATTTTGAGCCCGATTCTAAATTGAGCCGGGAGCGGGCGGCCAGGCCACACCGCTTTGCGACGGGGACGCGGGATAATGTGCGGGCGTTCACCCTGGGGCCAACGACGGTGGGTGGATCGCTGAAGTTGCCTCTTTCGGCGAGCGAGATCATTGAGCTGCTGTTGATGGGGGTCAAGGGCGGGGTGACGCCGACGGGGGCGGGGACGCCGAAACTGTGGACGTTTACGCCGGGGACCAGTTTGGACCCGGCCACCATCGAGTGGAACGATGGGGCCAGGGTGTGGGAGGCGGGCGGCTGCTATGTGAACAAGCTGAAGATTGCCGGCAATGTGAAGGAAGAAACCAGCGTTGAGGCGGAATTGTTTGGGATCAACCTGGCCTCTTCTGCCTTGACGGGCAGCCTGACCGAGCGGACGCCGGATTTTATTGAGGGCTGGGAGACCAGGCTCTTTGTAGATGACCTGGGGGATACGCCGGGAACGACCCAGGTGACGGGGACGCTGCTCAATTGGGAAGTCGAGATTGATAATCAGTTGGGCCGGAAATATTTTGCTGCCAACACCCTGAACGTGGGGGCGATTACCAGCGGGGAATTAGGGATCAAAGCTAAATTGACTTTTGAGGCCAGCGCGGCCGCGGCGGCGACGGAGTTTAGTAATTGGGATGGGGCGACGGAGCGGCTGGTGCGGCTGGATTTTGGCAACAATGAGGTGATTGACGGCAGCGATTTGAAGTTTGTGACGGTGGATGTGCCGGGGGCCTGGGATGCGTTTGATTTGGGTGGCAGCGATGAAGGCACTCGAACCTATGAGCTGGGGCTGCAATATGTGTATGACCCCACCAATGCCTTTGGGCTGCAAATTCGGGCGCAAAATGCGCGGGCGACGGCGTGGTGACCTCACCCCCAACCCCTCTCCTAAGAGGAGAGGGGAGGAAGAATGGAGATTGATTTATGGCTGAAACGAATGGGCACGCCTCTTCCGGGCGTCCTGGGGATGGCCCGCAGGTGAAGCGGCGGGAGGCGTGGGTGGAGCTGCCGACGGAGTATGAGGGGTTTAAGTTCCGGGTGTGGCTGAACGCGCCTTCGCGCTTGTGGACAGAGTTAACCGGTGAGAGTGAGGCCGCGAGTCTCACGGCGCTGCGCAGCCTGGTGCTGGAGCATAATGGCTGGCGGGATGAAGAGGGGCAGCCGTATCCACCGGCGAGCGAGGCCAGGTTTTGGGAGGAGATCCCGACCGAATTGGCGGCGTGTGTGCTGGTGGCGACGCAGGTGGAGATGCAGAAGCTCCCAAACTCGATGGCGCCGCAGAGACGGCGCTCCAAACGTGGCTAAAGGCGACGAATAAGGACGGGTTGGATGTGCCCTGGGTGTATGTGCGACGGGCGGTGGCGCGGCAATGGAATGTGCCGCCGTGGATGGTGGATGAGGCGCCGGTGGATGAGGTGTTGATGGAGCTGAGGATTTTGGAGTTGGAGGGCGAAGCGCAGCGGCGCAGGGGCGCAGGGCGCTAAAGTGTACCCTTGCGGTATAGCAGGGGAGCAGGGGAGCACACCCCTTCGGGCTTCCTTGAAGGACTGAAGGGCGGGAGTAGCAAATGGCGAATTTGAACATTGCGATTCAAATAGCGGCGAAAGATGCAGCCAGTGGGGTGATTGGTCGGATTAAGGGCGCCCTGGGGGGGCTGGGTAATGCGGCCGGCACGGTAGCGACCATTGCCGGGGGCGGTTTATTAACCGGGATCGGGGCCACGGTGGCCGGGCTGGGCGCGGGCGCGGTGGCCGGGCTGGATTTTAATAATTCGATGCAGCAAGTAACTGCTCAGCTCAACGCTTTTACCAAAGACGGAGAGAAAAGCGCCCAAATTTTGGATATGATCAAAACGCGGGCGGCGGCCACGCCGTTTGCCTTTGAAGATATGGCGCGGGCCACTACCTCGCTTTTGCCGGCAGCCAATGCCAGTGGGCTGGCGCTGGAAGATTTGGTGGCCCAGGCCGAAATTTTGGCGGCCAGTAATCCAGCCCAGGGGCTGGAAGGGGCGGCTTTTGCGCTGAAGGAGGCAGTGGGGGGTGATTTTACCAGTATTATCGAGCGGTTTAATTTACCCAGGGCGTACCTGAACCAGTTGAAAGCAGAGGGCGTGCCGGCTGCGCAAGCGGTCTCCATGGCGATGCAGCAACTGGGGCTAGATTCTAGCCTGGTGACGAATTTGGCGGAAACAGCCCAGGGCAGATGGTCCACGCTAAAAGACACATTTGTAAATTTGGCGGCGACGGTGACGCAGCCCATTTTTAACGCTTTTAGCGGCTCTTTGGGACAATTAAACCAATATTTAGCCGATAATGAACCGTTGCTGACGGCAATGGCCGAGGGCCTGGCCGGCCAGGTGCAGGGGGCTATTACCTGGATTGTTCAAACTGGAATTCCGGGGATGATGGCGGCCTGGGGCTGGATCACGGGCACGGCGATTCCCACTTTGCAAGCCTGGGGACAAACAATCGGTGATTTTCTACAGCCGAAGTTTGAGGCGTTGAAGTTAATCCTGGATGGATTTATGGCGGAAGTATTGCCGCCGCTGCAATTGGCCTGGGAGACATTGGGGCAGGTATGGCAGGCGGAGATCGGGCCGGCCCTGGCGGAGTTGTGGGGCAGTTTGAATGAATTGTTTATAGCCCTGGGCCTGGGTACGGAAAAAACTGATTTTTGGGGCGCGGTATTGGGGACCTTGAAGGTTTTTTTGGATGGCGTGGTGGTGGCCGTTATTGCGCTGACGCCCATTATCCGGGGATTGGCGGCCGGCATCAACTTTGCCATTGACCAGGTGCGGACATTTGTGGATGGTATTACCAGCCTGAAGCGGGCGGCGGAGCAGATTATTGCTCCCCTGCAGGCGGTAGCGGATAAGATTGCGGATTTGATTGCCAGCGCGCTGGAGATGCCGGATTGGCTGATTCCGGGCAGCCCGACGCCGTTTGAGGTGGGGCTGCGGGGGATTGGGGCGGCGGCGCGGAGTATGCCGGCCCTCACCCTGCCCTCTCCCAGCGGGAGAGGGGAAATGGGTCTTTCCCTGCCCTCTTCCAGAGGATTGGGGCCAAATTTTGCCGGCGTAACGTTTGGGCCGGGGGCGATTGTGATCAATGCGCCGGGCGGTGAACCGGGCACGGTGAAGCAGGCGACTGAAGAGGGGATGTTGGCGGCGTTTCGGGCGGTGGGACTACGATGAATCAAGCGGGGGAGCAGAGGTGCAGAGGTGCAGGGGTGAATTTTTTCTCCTGCTGATTAAGCTATGTATTACTTTGACGAATTCGATGGGCTGGCCTTGACCTGCCTGGAATTGGATAGCGGCGGCCAGGCGGCCGGGGATTATATGGCGCTTTCGGCGGGCCAGTTTGACGCCAATGGGGCTGAGGTGACCTATCACCGCGGCCTGACGGTGGGGGCGAAGCTGCTGCTGTTGGGCAGTACGCCGGGCAACCTGGCTACGGCGGGGCGGGCGCTACAGGCCAAAATTGGGACGCGGGGCAAACTTTACCGGCAGTGGTGGGATGGCCAGCGGGAATGGGTGTATGCCCGGCTGGTGGAGGTCAAGGGGAGTACCAGCGGCCAGAATATCACCGATCAGGAGGTGAGCGCCCGCTGGCAGGTGGAATCGCCGCTGTGGTCTGGGGCCAACCTGGTTACGGTGAACGCGACGATCACCACTGCACCGCAGAATGTGACGCTGGCCAATGGCGGCAATGCGCGGGTGCGCGCTGCGGTAATCACGGTAACGGGCACGGCTACGCCGGTGACCAGTGTGAAGATTGGGATTAGCGGGGTGTGCGAGTTCAATTGGAGCGGTAGCCTGGGCAGCGGCCACAGCCTGGTGATTGACACGGGGGCGCGAAGCGTGAAGAAGGATGGGGCGGATGATTACGCCAATTTTGGGCTGACCGCTAATCACAAAATCGCTGAGTGGCTGCGGCTGGGGCCCGGTAACAATACGGTGGTGGTGACCATAACGCCGGGCGGGGCGCTGTCCCCAGGGACGGCGGTGAAGTTTGAATATTATGACTCCTGGAGATGAGATGAAGGGATGTCAGTAGTCAGAAAATTCTCTGATCTGACTACACCCCTTCCGGGTGTCCTGGGGACTGGCTACTAAAGGACTGATTATGGAATTCTGGATTGACATTCAAGCGAGCGATGGGACCAAGTATGGTTCCGGGCCGATTACGACGGCGACGGGATGGGAGACGACGGCCCGGCTGGATAGAGCCGGACGTTTTTCTTTTGAGCTGCCGGCCGGGGATGCGCAGGCGGCTTTGTGCCAGGCTAAACGGGAAGCCTGGTGTTACACCATCATTGAGGGGGTGGTGAACCTGGTGGGGGCCGGGATTATTGATGAGTTAGAGACGAAGCTGAACCCGGCCGGCGCGCCGGTATTGCGGGTGGCCGGGGATGACCTGCTGCGGGAACTGACCTACCGGAGCGTGGGCTTTTTGGAGGTGGTAACGCCGGCGGGCCAGGCCAGCCCGGACGCGCTGAGCGAGATTATGGCTGAAGCGCCGGGGGATTGGGAGCTGGATACAATTTATGGCCACGCGGCGACCGAAAATGAGGTGTATGCCAAATTTGCCGGGGAGACAGTGCTGGCGGCGCTGAACAAGGTGGGCGAGCATACCGGCGAACATTTCCGCCTGGGCAGCGGCAAGAAGCTGATCTGGCTGCAAGATGATTTGACTGACAGTGGGATGCGAGCCATTGGCCAGGCCGATCCCAGCGCGGTCGGTGAGAATGATGAGGTTTGTCTCATCACCGAACTGGCGGAGAGCCAGGGTAGCTATGATTTATGTACCCGGCTGTTTGCTTTTGGGGCGGGCAATGGGCAGGCGCGGGTGAGCCTGGCGGATACGAGCGTATCAGCGCACGCGGGTTACGTGATTGATAAGAGTAATCCGAAGGGGGCTAACCTGACCCATTCCGCGGCCTTTGGCGAGTATGGGCAGATTGAGCGGTTTTTGAGCTGGAAGGAGATTAGCCCCATTTCTAACACGGATGCGGATATTGAGAGCGCGGCCAACGAGTTGTATGCGGCGGCCTACCAGTATTTGGCCCGTTACAGCCAGGTGCAGCAGAGTTATCGCCTGGCGGTGACGAAGCTCTCGAAGCCGGTCTGGCCGGGGCAGAAAATTAGGGTGATCTGGCGGGAAATTGTTGATGGCTACGCCGCGGTGGATATTGACGCCGATTTGACGGTGCTGGAGACGACGACCAAGTTGGATGCGGCGGGGATGAGCACCACGGCGCTCCAGGTGAGCACCATTGACGCCTGGCCGCTGACGATTGGGGAGATCATCGCCGGGCAGTTGGAAGAGGCCCGGCTGATGGACGGCCATCCGCAGACGTTTGCCGGGTACTACTCTGAGGGGCTGGGGAATTTTAATATCAGCCCCACCTATAGCGCCATCGCCCGGTTTAAGTTTGATGACCGGATTACGCGGCTGGTGAGCGCCAAGCTGCGCTTCCAAACGGCGGCATTTGAGGCCACGGCGACGGCGGCGGCCAGCGGTGGGGGCAGCAGCCAGACCTCTTCGAGCGGCGGGGGCAGCAGCCAGTCCAGCAGTTCCCAGGGCAGCCATACCCACACGGTGGGAATTACGTTATATGGCGGATACCGGCTCAACTCGACCAAAGTGCATTGGGATTACCAGAATAACGAGTTTCATCTGCCGGATGTGGGCAGTGGTTCGGACGAGTCGCTCAATCGAACCTCATCGTCGGGGGGCAGCCATAGCCACAATGTGTCTATTCCCAACCACAGCCACAGCGTGACCATCCCGGATCACACCCATCCGCTGCAATATGGCATTACCCGCAGCGGGACCTATCCGGGCGGGGTGACGATCTGGGTGAATGGGGTCAATCGCACCTTTGAGTTGACCGGCTCGACCAGCCTGGGATCGGCTGGCGGCTCGACCGGGATGGTGGAGGTGGAGCTGGCTAATATTTTGAACCTGGATTTTAGAAGGGAGCACACGATTGAGTTGAAATGTTCAAGCGGGATGGGCCAGATTTTGAATGCGGCGCTGCGCTGTTTTGTGATTGTGCAGGCCATTTTGGCGCTGCCGGAAGGTCCCACTTCTGCCCCCACGCCAGGCGAGCCAACGGTGGCGGTGGCGGCCACGGCGGAGGGCTGGCGGGTGACCTGGTTGGCGGTGAGTGGGGCGGAGAGCTACCGGCTGTACGGCAACACGAGCGGCGTTGACGCGGGGGCGGAGGAGATCACCCTGACGACCAGCCGGGAGGTGGTGGTTCCGTATGCGAGCGGTTTCACCTGGTTTGCAGCGACGGCCATCGCCGGGACGAATGAGAGCGATATTGGCCCCTGGGCGACGGATACCAGCCCACCGGCCAACCCGCGCTGGGTAAGCCATCTCTATCAACCGGCCGGGCATTTTGTGCAGTGGTATCATGCCGATCTGTCGCGGGTGGAAAATTTTGTGCTTTACCGCAACACCTCACCGGCGGAGGCCGGGGCGACGCTGGTGGATACGGTGGACGGGACCAACACCAGCGGGGTGATTGGGTATGGGGCCGGGGGCGATTATTTTGGTATCCAGGCGGTGAGCTACGCCGGGATCAGCTCGGCTATTGTGTGGACCGGCCAGTATGATCCGACACCGGGGACGCCGCTGGTACAGGCGAATCTGACCGAATTGGGTTTTGTGGTGAGCTGGGGGGCGGTGGCCAACGCGGCTCGGTATGAGGTGGAGGGGGCCACGGATGACCAGGGCACAGGGGCGACGCAGCGCTGGAGCGGCCAGACCTTATTCACCCCGCCGCTCCTGGGGTCAAGCTGGTTCCGGGTACGGGCAATCGGGCTGGATGAGAGCGCGGGAGATTGGTCGGGCTGGGTGACGGACAGCAACCCGCCGCCGCAGCCGCTGATCACCACCACGCCGGGGATAAAAACGGTGAGCATAGCCCTGGCCGCGGCTGATACTAGCCACAGCTCTATTGGCTTTAGCCATTATGTGCTGGAGCGGGCCGATGGCAGCAGTGGGACGGGGGCGACCACGTTGGACAGCCAGGCGTTGTACTCATCATTTCCGCGGGTGTTGAGCCAGGTAACCGGGGTGACGAAATATTACCGGCTGACGCCCTATGATTGGGCCGGGAATGCGGGCACGCCCAGCGCCTGGACGGCGGCCACGCCGCTGCTGGAGGGGGCGACGGTGCAGGATAAGTTTGATGGCTATGGAGGCTCTAACCTTAGCCCTTTGGAGACGTTGTACTGGTTGCAGGCTTTAACCGGTGATGAGCCGCTTAATCCTGGCGGTAGCCAAAATTGGATTGACTTTGGTTTTACGGGGACCTTATCGCAAGTTAGTCTGGTGCAGGGAGCAAAAGGGGTTAAATGCACACCTCGAAGTAGTAATCCGGGGCAGGGGCAAATTATTTTTGCGTACCAGTGGGCCAGTGCGATTGATTTATCCGGTGAGCAGCGTTTCAACGATGATGACTATTTGGTTGTCACCCTGTACGTGAGTTCCAATTTGCTTGGCCGTTTACCCGCGGCAGCCGTGGTGGGAAACATCGGTTTTGCTACTTCCGGTTATGGTCAACGGATTGATTATTATTTATCAACTCCACCCGCAGGGGGCTGGCAGTTAAATACTGGCTACAATCATATTTTTATTAAAAAGAGTACTGCGGCTAATTATGGAACATTTGATTGGGCGCATGTGGTCTATTTTTCAGTTTCTGTGGGAGTGGATGGTTATCCGCTACAAGCCGGCGATTATGTGATTGTGGATGATATTAGGATGGTCAAGGCGGATCCAGATGACTCAGCGACCTATAACGATACTGGCCTGGCCTGGGATCAGGCCGTTAGCACCGGCAGTGAAACGGGGACTTGGCACGTCTACGCCGGAAACGTGGTGAGCGAACCGGCCAAACCGTTCAGTTACGGCCAAATCAAAACGAGCGCCAGTCCCGACCGCTGGTATCTGAGCCATAAGCCGGTGGGGTTGGAGATTGCGGTGGGAGCCATCCAGGCCGGGCTTTTCCACAAGGAAAATGGCAAAAGCGGGTTGGCCTTTTTTGCGCAGGATGTTAGTCCGGATCATTGGACGATGTACGCTATTGAAGCGGACAATGTGGGGGATACCATCAAGCTGGTTAAATGGGTGGATGGAACGCGGACTGAATTGGGCAGCGCCAGTTTCCCCTTTATTTCGGCGGCCGGGGGCGTGGCCGGCCAGACGGTGTGGGTGGGGGCTGATTTTAGCCAGTATGATAGCGACGCCGGGCGGATCAAGGTGTACGCCTCGACGAGCGAGGGCAATTTGATCCAGGCCGGGAATTTGAAGCTGTCGGTGCAGGACACGGAGGTTGGTTCGGGGGGCACGGTGGGGGTGCTGAGTAATCAGGCCAATGTGAGGTTTATGAATTTTACAGCCGGCAGCCCGGCCCATGCGGAGGTGGCCGACGTGGCCAAGGCTTTGGACGGGCCGATCATCGCCGGGGAGACGCGGCGGGTCCGGTTTAATTCCGATCAGTTGAATTTTGAATTTAGTGATAATGGGGAGACGTGGAAAAGTCTGGGCCTGATTGGGGAGATCAAGCTGTGGGTGACCAATACGGCGCCGGCGGGTTGGCTGTTATGCTATGGCCAGGCCATCAGCCGGACGACCTATGCGATTTTGTATAATGTAATCGGGACGACCTTTGGTACCGGTGATGGTTCAACCACGTTTAATTTGCCGGATTTCCGGGGCCGGATGGCGCTCGGCCAGGACAACATGGGCGGATCAAGCGCCAATCGGGTCACGGCGGCGGCGGCGGATTCGATTGGGGGCAGCGGCGGGGCGGAAACACATACGCTGACCAGCTCAGAAATGCCTTCTCACACGCACGTTCAGAATAGCCACAATCACACCCAGGACGCTCACGTTCATACCCAAACAGTTTTATCTTCTGGCGCGGGAACAGAAACTCATATTACTGTTGACACATCATCTACCGGGACAGCAGTACGAGATAACACTGGCAGCACTACGGCCACGAATCAGGCCGCTACCGCAACAAACCAGAATACCGGAGGTGGCGCCGCGCACAATAACATGCCGCCCTATCTGGCGTTGAATTTTATTATTTATGCCGGGGTGTGAAAGAGCAAAAAGGCCGGTCCTTGAGGGACCGGCCTTTTTTTTGAAGGGGTGTTTTTGTTTAGGGGGTGTTGGGAGGGTGTTACAGTTTTGGCTAAGTTATTGGGTTGGCAGGGTTGAACAGTCTGTTTCTCCGTCTGTTTGGTTTAACTGTATTTCGCCAGAAATGAAGGTGATCTTGAGGCCATCATCTCATTCGTAGAAGCCTTCGGTGAGCGTGGTTTTTAGTATGTTTTCGGTTTCGCATTTCATTTTTTAAGGTTGCTCCTTTCCGGTTTTCACTAGTAGAAACGATTAATAAAGGGGGATTCTATTCTCCGCTTTCTTCGTCCAGTCCATCCCCCTGCACTATATCAAAAGCCGAATTCCAGCCCATTTCAATGTAGGGCCGTAATTCCTCGGCCCCGGTCGCGGCTATCACGGCCATGGCTCTGGCTCGAAGCCGGGCGGTCCGTCGCCAAAATCCTGGTCCGGTCCATCGTAATAGGGCGGCATTGGTCCCCACGACTTGTACAGGCTGGCAATGGAGTGGGTGAGCTGGTCTTGTTTCCAAAAGGTCGGGTGCCGGCAGGCGTTGAGGGCGTCGTAAAGGTACGGCGTTAAGCCTTCATCCAGGATTTGGGGGGTAGGTTTAGGTGTGATCATGGCTGTTCTCCTTTTGATTTAACGCATAGACAGACTCGGACGTGATAAATTTTCCGTGCTGGTAAACTGGATTGTGTTCGGTTCGCCTGATTAGCCCGGCTTTGGTAAGCTGATTGAGCATTTTTCTGGTTACTATTGCCGAACAGTTCCGGCGGTCGGATTCGTTCCAAGTTAGTTCATACCAGCTTTTCTCTCGAAAGGCGTCACGATGCTCCTGGATGTAGGCTCCGTGCTTGGTCATTTTTTGGATAATCCATTTCATGCGGCGGGTAGGGGTAGGTTCAGGCATGGGCGGGTTCCTCGCTTCCCGTCCCCAGGACACCCGTCCCCAGGACACCCGGCCCACTTGGGCGCAGAGCGAGGGGTGAGGCGGGGAGAGAGGAATTATCTTCCGGGGCGACGAGGCGAATGTAGCCGGGGCGGGTTTCGGGATGGAGGCGCACGGGCAGGTCGTCAATCTGGGTGGGCGGGCTGGGGTGGCTGGGGTGAAGCTGGTATTCAGTAGGGGGGTGGGCGGGGTAGACTTGTTGGAAGACGAGGCGGGCGCGGCGGGCGGTGGCGACCAGGTTGCCGCGAGTGATGGGTTCCAGGTGGGCGATATAATTGTGGTTTAGCATGATAGGGCGCTCTTTTTCTGAGGCCGCTGGGGGCACTCCTTACAGCAATACTTTTGGCGGGGGTGGTGGGGGACAAACCAAACCAGGCAGGCGCATTGGCGGCGGTGGCCGGAGATGAAGTCGCCGGGTTTGAGGTTGCCGTTGACCGAAAAAACGTGCTTTACTTTGACCATGCGGGCCAGCAGGGGGTGGGCGTCATCGCGGCGGGTGATGATGATGTTGATGGCTTGCTCCAGTTCCGGGGTAATGCGGAAGTTGAACTTGTCGGTGAGCAGATTGTAGATGTAGCCGGGCGTCCAGGGTTTTTCTCTATTGGCCACCGCGTTCAGGGTGGCGGTTAGTTCTTCGATGCGTTTCATTTTGCCGGGGGCTTCCACCGGGCAACGATAAATATCCTCGTAGAGAGTTCGTAAAATTTGATTTTCCATCCGCGTTGCTCCTTGCTACTTTAGATGCAGTCTGATTTAAATGGGGCGGGCCGAGGTAATTTCTATCACGGCTTTGATTTTAGTTGAAATTTGGCGTTATAGAACCGTTATAGAAGCCCTGATTGGAACAATCCCGGCCCGCGCTGCTGGGTTGGGTTAGTTTTTGCGGGCCACCGGAATGAATCGCCGCCGCCGCCATTTACTAATGGCCCGTTTGGGTTCATTCTTTTTTGCCAGGCGCGCAGCCTGGTCAGGATAGTGGGCGATGATTCTGAGCCGGTCGCTGCCAGGCTCGGGACTGACCTCCAGCGCGGACGGGCGATGATCGCCGGGCTGCCCCTGGGTGAGCAGTTTGAGAATCAGGGCGGCGGCGTAGCCAATCTGGTTATCGCCAGGTTCGAGGAAAAAGGTTATCTTGTTCATCCGAAGGACTATCCTTGTAGTTCAAAACCATTTCTGCGGGTTATAGACTGTGACTACACAATCCTCATTCAGAATAGTGACGCAGAAATCTTTAGCCATTTGTTGCTCCATCCTGGGCCATTGCTGCGGCCCAATGCTGCGGTAGTTCCTCGATTTTTTCACGCGCTCCCACGACCATATCGGCGATGAGTTCGCTTTCGTAGAAATTGATCCAGGCGAATTCGCCGGCGTCATAGACTTCAGTGGCTCGGATTCTTGACCAAAAGTCGTCCCGGTAGTGGTCAAGCGGGTTCCAGCCGATCTGGCGGCACAGTTCGGCGACGGCGGCCTGGATGGAGTCGGCGTCTTCGCAGGCGATTTTTAATTTTAACTCGCCGTCCATGAGGGCGACCAGGTAGGGGAAGTCCTGAGTAGATTCTGGGGGGTTCATTGGACACCTCGGCTGTGGATACGGATGGCGTGGAGGGCGAGTTCAAAGTGCCAGTCGTCGAGGAGGCGGAGGTTGGTGAGGCCGCCGGTGGGAAGTTTGTAATGATCGTTGAAGAGGTGGAGGGCCAGGGTGGATAGAACGTATTCGCCGGAGGAGAGGTTATCTAACCGGCCCATAACCTGGCCGGTGAGTTCTAGCCGGGTGAAGTTGATATTTTGGAGCAGCCAGTCGAGGTTGCTGTTGGCGCAGATGAGGATGAGGGGCAGCCAGTGGGGGTCACGCTGAAGCTTTTCCGGCAGGAGGGCCTGGGCGTGGGCCAGGGCGGCGGCGGGATCGTAGGGCCGGGGCCGCAAGAGGGCTTCGATGGCGGCGCGGCCGGCGGCGTCGTCTTCAAATATGGGGGTGGCTACGGGTGTAAGCATTATTAGGGGTCCTTTCTGGTTTTGGTAGGGACAGAACATTGTTCTGTCCCTACGGTTTATTTATAAACGTTCCAGCAGCGTAGGCAGGGCGCGGCTGAAGGATTCCAGGCTGACGTGGCAGATGGTGAAGCCGTCGGCGTCGGTGTCGATAACCAGTCTGCCGCCCACAATGATCTGCCACAGTTTTTGCAGTTGCTCCGGGGTGAGGGGGATGGTTTCACCCCCCCCTGGGGTAGTTTTGGTCTTACGCAGTTTTTTGCCGTTTTCGGTTGTTGTATCGGGTAACATTGTTTTTGGCTCCTTTAGTTTGGCTTTGAGCTGATCGAGTAATAGGTTGGCTTCGGCGCGCCGGCCGGTTTGGGCGACGCGGATGTATTTGGTAAAGATGGCCCGGAAGCCGGGGGGTGATTTGTTCATGGTGGTGGTTCCTTTCGTTTTTTGGGTTTATTTAATTTCTTCTTCTACGCTCTACGCGGCTTCGCTCTGGATTTTTTCAGCAGAAATTAGCGAGGGCGGCGCGTCTGTAGAGGTAGAAGAAGAAGAAGAAAGCGCGCCGGCCACGGCCTGAACCCGGCTCCAGCCGCTGCCACCGGTGGGCAGCCCCAACCCCCTGGCGATTTCGCTTTTGTTGATTTTGCCGCCGGCGGTGATTTTATCCAGGTAAGGTCGGATGGTTGAGAGGTCCAGTTCTAATTGGGAGGGGACGCGGGGGGAGATAGCTTTCCCGGCGGCGGGCCAGGTTTTACCCAGGGCGGCGCGCACGTCGGCGGCAACGGGGTGCAGCATGGGGCTTTGCTCAACGTAGGCGATGACCATTTCGGGGGTTAGCCAGTCCCAATCGGTGGCGCCGGGATTCATGCGCGCCCCTGGCGTGCGTCCAAGTGGGCCGGGCGGCGTGGTGATCACGGCCTGGCCCTCATCAACCTCCGCCAGGGGGTTTTGGCCGGCGGAGATGGCCTGGGCCTGGGCGAGTAGGTTTTGCAGCAGCGCGGCCATCTCCTGGATAGGGGCGCTGTAGGAGTGCCAGGGTTGGTGGTTGGCGGCGTGGATGACCAGGTGGGTGACGCCCGCGCCGGGGACCAGGTAGGCAGTGACGGGGGTTTGTTGCTTGAAATTTTGGAAGTATAAGGGATATTGCATGGTGATTTCCTTCAAAAAGATAGCCCTGCGGGTCAGTTCAGCCGGCGGCGTAAGGGAGACGCAAGCCAAAGATGAGTTGGTAGAGATCGCCGTGCAGGGCGGGTTCGATATCGGTGAGCCAGCGGATTATTCCCCTCCAGCCTCTCTCCCCTATTTGGCCGCCCCAGTGGGGGGAAGGCCAAGAGGAGACGAGGTTATAAAGCCAGGCAGGGAGGTGAAGGAAGAGGAGGATGAGGGGGCAGATGAGGGCGCGGACAGGCTGGCCGTGGTCATCGAGGATGACCAGGTTGAGGGCGCAGGCCACATTGACGGTGTGGCGTAATTGGCTCATCGGTAGCTCCTTTCCGGGGCGGCGATTAAAAAGCCGAGAATTTTGGCGGTGAGGAGGGGGGGATGGGGAAAAATACGGTAATCCAGTTCCAGGAGGCGATAGCCGGCGCGCTCCAATTTGCGCAGGCGGTGCATGTCGAGGTCGCGCCTGGTTTGTTCATAGTTGGGGTGATCGAAGCGGGGATCAAAGTGGACGCGGCCCAGGACTTCGATGATGGCGTCGTTGCAATCGGGGAGGTAGAAGTCTACGGCGAGCGGAATTTTATCCCCCAGCACCATGGCTTCGCGCTGGTAGGTGAAGCCGAGGTCATCGAGGAGGGCGGCGACCTGGCGCTCGTGACGGGAGGGGTTATCCAGCCGCCAGGCGCGCCAGAAATGAAAGAATTTGAGGTAGCCATATTTGCGGATGAAGGCTTTGGCTCCCAAGTGGCCCAGGACGGCCATATCATTGACGGCGGCGCTGCACTTGCCGGCGTGGGATTGGTGCTGACGAAAGCTGGGTTGGGCGGCGCGGGCCTGGCCGCCTTTGCGGCCGATGGCTTGATAATATTCGCGGGTGCCGGGTTGCAGATCTGTCATGGTCGGCCCGCCTCAATTTTAGCCGGTTCGGTGGGGGGGTGAGGCTGGCGTCCCAGTTCGATGATGGTGCGGCCCGCCGTAGGTGGCTGGGCCAGCTCAGCCAGAATCAGGGCGGCGAGGGCGAGGGGGTCATTGGTTTGAATGAACGTACCCCTGTCGCCCGTGCGGGAGGAATTTGACGGAGTATCCGGGTGGGATAGAATTTGGTCAGCCATAAAGTATCTCCTTGTCAGATGCTTTGGGTTAGGGCCGGCTCTGCGTGGATGGTGCAGGGCCGGCCCGACTATTTAGGCGTGATAATGATTTTTTCCAACAGCAGGCAGATAACTGGCCTGGACGGGGTTATCAGGCTTCAGGTCCATTTGGTGATCTGCCAGCCGTTGATAATCTGAAAATCCGGTTCTATTTCAGGCGGTACGCCAAACGCCTGAGTCAACTCTGCCCGGCGTGGCGTGGGCCAATGGCGGCCGTAATTGGTGGTGAGGAGTTGCCGTAGGCCGCCTGGCGCGGGCCTGAGAATTAGGGTGTAGATGGTATCATGATCCAGGCCGTTGTAATCCGGGGCCAGGATGACCGGGCGCTCCTCGGCCAGACCGGTTTGTGTTTGGCGCTGAATCATCTGGGCGGCCAACTGCGTTATTTCGGCGGGGCTGGTTATTAAGTGGGTCATCATTCACCTCAATACAAAGTTGATTTCACCGGGCCGCAGGTCAGCATGCTGGCGGATAACGGGCAAGCCGTCCGGGCTGGTATGCAGGGTGAGGCCCCCATTGCCGCTGGGCTGGATCAGATGGCCATAGTCGGTCCGCAGCAGGGTTTGGTGGGGGGCCAGGCTAAAATGTCGGACGGGGGGGCCTGAGTATTCGTCTCTTTTCTTTTTGGCGGGCATGGTCTGGTTTCCTTTCGTTTTTAACTAACGTTGAATTAATGCGGCTTCTTCAGCCGCGCTTTGCGCCACGACTTTCCTTAGTGGTGTCTTTATCTCCATAATCCGTCTTCCCCCAGGGTAAAGCCGGTTTGAGCGGCCGGGTGCTGGCTCTCGATTTCCTGGCGGGTTTGGCCGCGGGATTGAAAGTCGCTCAAATCCAGGCTGCCGCCGGGCAGCGGCATTTGAAGGGGGGGCGGCCACTTCTGGTCTTTTAACTGGTTGTTGATCCAGCCGGCGGGGTTGGTGAAGCCGAGCCCGGTCCAGAGTTCGTTTTGGTCGCGGAACTCTTTGAGGTCACGCCAGGCTTGAACGAGTTCGAGTGAGCATGCGGTGGCGCGGTGGCTGCGCTCCGGTTCGTTGAGAAAATCGAGTAAAAACCAATTTTTTCTTTCAATTTCACCATGCAGCATGCATGAATCATGCATGGGGGACTCCAGGAGTCCCATCACCGGGTGATGGGACTCTATATGGCCCATCACCCGCCCTGATGGGACTCTATATGGCCCATCACTTGGGGGGTGATGGGACTCTATATGGCCCATCACCCCTGGGGCAACCGGATTCCTGGAGTTCGGTTGCCCCAGGATGAAATAGCGATTTTTGGTTTTACCGAGCCGGAAATTACGATAACGCTCTGTTCGGATCAAGCCCAACTCGTCAAGTTCTTGCAGGATTCGTTGCAGGTGACGCCGGGAAACGCCGGCCAACTGCATAATCTGGCGCTGGTTGGCATCGCAGACGCCCTCTTTGGAAAGGGCGACGATGGCCTGGTAGACGGGGCGCAGTTTCATGCGGCGGCCTCTGCGGCCGGGTGCTGGCCCAGATAATTGACCAGGGCCGGAAAATAGGCGCCCGGTTGAGGATGGGGCAAATGGTTAGACATAGAACCTCCTGTGGGGGTATAATAGGAGGGTAAGATTTTGGTTGGGAGGCCAAGCCTTACCCTCATTTCGTTTTTACCTTCAAGCGAAGAGCAGTCGGCGCCAACCGGTTGCTCTTTTTTATCTTATCCGCAGGACGCACTGCGAGGACACCTTTACGGTGTCGTGAGGCCGGGCGGGCGGCGGGGCGACATCCCTGCCCGCCCGGTCTCTTTTGCCTTACGCGGTGGGGCGTAGCGGCCAGGTTTGATTCCTGGCCGCTTTTTTGTTGCCTCCTTCCGGTGGGGATGGACTGGGGTAAACTGGCGGCCAGGGGAATCTCCCCAAAATCAATTTTAAGGAGATTAAAATGAAACAGAATACTGCACTTCGGCTGGTTATTTCTCAGGGCCGCGAGGTCAAACCGGCCACCACAGAGATGGCTATTTCAATTCAGGAGTTTCTGG